TTTGTTAGAGAGAACCAATTAAACGCCTGTACTCTGCTTCCACCTGTTCCATCAGCGTTGACGGCAAACTCTGGGTGGGCTTGAGCAGTTGTTGTAATTGATCCATCAACAATTACTACATCAACATTTTTTCCTGAAGCAGTTATATTAATAGTAGCAGATGTTTCTTTTGTACTGCCACTCAATTCAGTAGATCCCCACGTACCACTTTCTGCGTTGGCTTCAATAGTATGTCGTAGTATTCCCCAATTTTTGTCTCCTACAGATACTCCATCGTTACTTCTTTTCCATGTACCAGATTCAGAATACCCATTAGTTTTCCATTCTACAAGATCAAGTAATGCTTTTGATTCTATACTTAATACTCGAGAATCTTTATTTAATTCTATAACCTCTTCGGGTGTTAACATATAATGAGTATTACGACTAATTGGTCTTCTTAAATGCAAGTCAACTGCTCTATCAGGAATATAAAGATCGCCACCTATTGTTTCCATATCGTTATAGAAATCATCTAGGTCTTCTTTATTATGAAGAGTAACAATATATTCTTCCATTTTAAATTAAGCCTCTAATTGTAGAATTTGTAGGGCAACTGTGATTGTGGCATTTCCACCGCTTTTATTTCTTACTGTAACTGGAATGTTTGTAGTTGGTGAGGTTTCTAAATTATAACCAATTGCTCCAGGAGATAGTCTTACTGTTTGAGCACCTGTCGTAATTACTTCAGCAACCACGCCTGCATCTGGTGCAGGGTCTGTGCTTTCAGTTCTTGAACCATCAGCTGTTCGGGCTGCACCGTCTGTATAGAGCGTTACCCAAGCTGCAGCTGATGTTGTAATTGTATATAAAGCGTATCCCTTAAATCCAGTAATGTCAAGGTTAGCAACCGCACCGTTAGCAATCGAAGATGTTGCTTGCGATGGAGAAATACGACTTGGTAAACTACCACCACCTGCAGAAGGATCAGCAATTATAATATCACCAATCATTCCTGCGTGGGCAGTACATATATACTTATATGTTCCACTTATAGATCCTGGTACTTTCCAATATAATGTACCACTTGTTTTACCTTGAGCACTTGAACCAATTGTTCTTGCTCCGTTCTCAGCAATATGAATAAGACCTGTACCGTATGCAGTACTTGCGTCTGAACGAATTTCAAACGGATGAGAAGCAGTAACACCTGTTAAATCAAACGCAATTGTTTCGCCTGCATTAACATATAACGTTGGGTTATCAGTTGTCCCATGAATATCAGAACGATATGAAGATGAACCATTAGGTGTCATTACATGAACTGATGTAGCAGGAACCGCAATATCATGTACATCTAAATCAGCAAGAGCAATTTCAGTTAATGCAGCAAAGGTTGAAGAACCTCCACCACCTGTTTGATCTGCAACCCAAGCAAAGTCAGAACCTGTCCAACTTAAGATTTGATTTGTAGAAGCTCCACTTGTATTTAAATGGGCATTAACATCGGCATCAGCATAACTGCCACCACCGCTAATTGTAATTGTTTTAGTCGCGCCTGTTCCTGTCGCTACAACACCTGAACCTACAAAGTTAATAGTTGTAGCCGCTGTTGATAATGCTGAACCTTCGTCTTGTATAGTAATAGCAGTACCACCGCTACCTGTTGCATCCGCAACCCAAGCAAAGTCAGAACCTGTCCAACTTAATATTTCATTAGCATTAGCACCTGAAACATTTAAGTGAGTATCAACATTTGCGTTAGCATATGATCCACCACCACTTGACTGGGCAACCCAAGCATAATCTGAGCCAGTCCAAGATAATACTTCGTCAGCCGAAGCTGAACCTGCATTTAAATGAGTATCAACGTTTGCGTTAGCATATGAACCGCCTCCACCACTGCCACCTTCTACCCATGAATAACTTCCGTTAGCACTTGTACTTAAAACGTAACCGTTAGTTTCACTACCGATAATGTTTGTATTATAAACAAATGCATTAAGAGGATCTACATAACTTGTGGGAGCGCCACCTGATGTATCCGTTAATAACTTATTCCAAGTTCCGTGAGCGTAATATAATGAACCTGTGTCATGTGCATGGCCTATAGAACCATGATATGTACTTGGGTTAACATTATCGAGATTTAGTTTCGTATCATATAAGAAAGATACTTTGTGTGGTTTACCTAACAAGTCTAAATTGCTGTTAATATCAAATAGATCCACTGGATTATTTGCATCTCCTAACGCAAGATAAAGCTCATTAAAATTATCATTGGTTTTGTCGAATGCATTTCTTAACGGATCACCTGTCCCGTCGTTAGCAGATGCTCCGATACTAATTATTTGTTTAGACATTTTGTTTTCCTAAAATTCTTTATAGTTATATTTATTGCTTATGAAGGCGGCGTTGTAATATCATAATCGTTTTCTAAGTACTGGCCAAGCAAGTGTTTCATATCATCCGAGACAACATGAGCAACATCTTCACGTAAGAATATTACATTTCCATAATCATAAATTCTACTTGTTCCGCCATACGTCGGACCTGTTGTTAATTGAAGTCCAGTATAACCTTGTGCTTGTGCAAACCTAAACACAGACTCTATAGCAGGTAAGAAGTTAACTCCTACGAATGGACCGCCAGAATAAGGAACGACGGTATCTGCTCTTCCGTTCATTTGAACAATTCTTCTTTGTGGTATTGGGTTCTGCGCCGTATCGTAACCATCATTAGCATAAGTATCACCCGTAAATAAATCATTTGATGGATACCAGAACGAACTATCTCTGTATTGGAAATCGTGTGTTTGTGATATCATACAGACAATCGTATCAACAGCAAGATCGTTAATTTCAACAGCAGCTCTCAATGCAAGTCCACCACCATTTGATACACCTACAATACGAATCTTAGTTTCGTCAACGTTATTATATAGTTTCAGCTTAGTAATAAGTTCTTCCAACATAGTAATGTCAGGACCGTTTGAAGTTTCATTTGAAATATTCCAACTATTTAAATAGCCGTTAACTCCAACACATATATGTCCTGGCAATTCACTAGAGAATTGAGTTACCATTGCTGAACCTGTTCCGCCATTACCGTGTAATAAAATAGCAACTGGGAATGGTCCTGATCCTGATGGTATGGCTGCCGTTGCAGTGTAATCGTGGAAACCTTGATTCCAATTCTTTGTAATTGTTAGATCAGCAACGTTAGCTTGAACTAATGTTAATCCACCTGTACCGCCTGGTTCGTGATCGGCCGACACATACGAGCTATCAGCAGTAAAGTTAGTAACACCTGCATTTAGACTTGTAATATCAGCAATGTCGAATGGAGATCCAGTTCCTTGGTCGTTGAATCTTCGTAAGAACCTCGGTTTAATTGTTCCGCCTACCTTTGCCTTAAATATAAAATCACCAAACAGTTTTGAACCTGCCAAGTGCATATTTTCTTTTAATAACTTTTCGTAATTCTCTATAGGTAAGCTTGATTTAATTTGATATGAATACTCTTGATAGAAATCACTATCCTGTATTCTCTGTCCTGAGTCAAAGTATTCTTGATCGTATACATTAATATTCTCATCGAATTCCCAGACAAGGTTTTCCATTGACTTATACCAAACCTGTTCTTTCAATGATGGGACAACGATATTATTCCATCTTGCTGTAATAGCTGCAGCAGCAGTTTTTGATCTTATCTGTGTAAGCCATGTAGTAGTCGAGGCCGAGATTGCCATACCTTGTTTACTTAAATCATATATTGCGAATCCATCCGAAGCAGTACTATTAAACCAAGGTTCAAATTGAGGAGCTAGAATAGGATAGGTTGATATTGGATTAGCGCCTAGAACTATTTGAGCAACTATTAAAGGTAAAGATGCATCAGGTAAATTCGTTTTCGTTGTTGTTACGCCATTTTGTTGCCAACCACTTAGGTGAGAATTAGTTCCTGCCGAATATCCGCTCGTTACACCTTGAGTGTCTGCTTTAATAATACCGTGAGAAACAAAATCATTATTGGCTGTTCTTAATTCACCCAAGCCATTTGCGAAATCAGTTATCTGTGATTCGTCTACTTCGTATTCCCAATAACCAAAACCAGAATTTAATATGTTTACTTCTGAAATCTTTCCTACGGCAAATTCTGTTTCTGGTTCAACAATTGCATTATCACCAAATCTTCCGATTCCTGTGAAATCAGTTGATATACTTAAAACATTTTTTATCTGAGTTGGTGCATTCTCAAATGTAATGTTTTCGTTTCTGTTTAATCCATCAATATTAAATGGAGTAATCGTAATAAATCCATCTTGTTGATTAACATCTGTTACGACACCTTTTATACCAGAAGTTGCACCTCTTATTCTATCTTTTACAGAGAACGAACCTGCGTCACCAGCATCAGTAAATAAAACAATCTGATTCTTGCGATCTATATTTTTAAGTAACGAATCTTGCGCAATCGCAAATACATCATTCTGGTAATCGGAACCAGGATTAATATTATTAAATCCTACAATAGAACCAATTGTTAAATCTTGAATATCAAAGGCGTCTGATAATACTGTGTAAATATTTGGAGCAACGGTGGTGCCCGTCATATTAGTTGCACCACTATTATAATCACTTACGTTTGGATCACCAGTCACAGTTGGACCAATATCAGTTTGATGTAATTGTATTGGTAAGAATGGCGATATGACATCAGTAATAATTGAAGCAATAGACGCATCGGTAATAGATGAAACTATTACATCTTCTACATCTAACGTATCAGGATAAAGCGGACCAGGAGAAGAACCATTCACTGATACTAATTGATTTGCTACAAGGGCTAAATTAATTGATAATTGAGGTACAGGAGTAGACACACCGCTAACGAGAATATTTGGCCTGACTGTTGTAACCGTGGTACTATCAGTGAATCCAGTATTAGCGAATGCTGTGTCAAGCTTAACTCCTATTGAAGATAAACTTTGTCCGATAACGATACCAGTACGACCTGCCGCATCTTGTAATGTTTCACCTACAACAAATTCTTGATCATAGCCGAACTCACTGTTATCAAGAATAATAGATTGGTCTGAAACAAGCAATCTTGTATTATTAATCGTATACCCATAACCACCATTTACTAAATCATATTTAATTTGACCTGAGGCTGTATCGGTAACTGCTGTAACAATTGCTTTACCAGCATTGCCATCTTTCTGATGTACATTAAGAACTTCGCCAATTTCTCTACCTGAGAGATTCTTTCTTTTTGCTCCTACACCTGATT